CGAGGGAGATAGTGTCAAATGCTATTTGAAGAAGACGAAGTAACCTCCTGCCCTTCTTTTCCCCTTCTTTCCGCCATTCTCGTATATTTATTGTGTATATGGAATCACAATCCAATCCAGAGCACCAGAGAAGTTACTCGCAAAGGAAGCGGTGAATCCGTTGACTGATTTGCCTCCGACTGTCGGTCCTATAAGAGGAACCGTTGTACCCATTATTGAAACTGCATAATTGGTATTAGTCATTGGACTTGTAAATGACACCATTCCAGCCGTTGCATTCATTGAAAGTGTTCCCGCTCTGTGTGTAGAAACGTAGGATGACATGATAGCATTGGTTGCCCATGACGCAGTTCCAAACAAAGATGAAGTGTAAGTTGCGGCACTGACACCGGGAGCGTATGAAGCACTGATAGCATTAGAAGCAGTACCCAACACAGAAGCAGTAAGGTGCAATGCCGTAATAGAGCCGCTGAATGCAAATGGGCCATCATAACTGTTGTACCAATTCATATCCCATAGCTTTATCAAGCTGCTACTAAACGTAGCTGTGATTGGTTGACTATTCCAATTGCTAAAATCAGAAGTGCTTGGTAGTTTATAGTTTACCATTTGAGAAATCCTGTCGGGTGGCAACATTGGATTTATGATAGTGATAGGACTACCATTAGTGACAATGTTACCGCATCCAGCATCAACTTCATAAGAATCACCATAGACCATTCTTGGGAACTTGCGCATTGAATTGAAAATGTAACAAGACGAAGATGGGCTTGAACCGATAAAGTTATTGCCACTGCAACGCCAGTTATCATTACCATTCCACAATCCGCCAACGTTACTGGACTCTTGAAGCACTACACCCGCACCAATTCTATTCAGTGAAGTCCAAGGCCAGTCGTTATCTACGCTATGAATACGCCCACAAAATGAAAACACGTTATCTTGAATAATAATGTGGTCGGCAGCAGCATCAAGACCTACTGCTAAGAAAGTGAATTCGCAGTCTCTAACAATGGTATTGTTATTAAAATTACAATCAATACGCAGACCTACAAGGTTGTGTTTGATTAGTCCAAAGAAGATAGCATCATCATTTGCACTTGGGGTTAGTACGCCACCTTCATGTGTGATATTAGAATCTTGTGTAATCATTGCCTGCCACCATCCAAACCAGCAGTGTTCAATAACTGCGGTTGCTATACTGGAAGAACTTACATTATCGCCCGGACCCTTAACATACACAATGCTATTGGTAGTGTTGAAAGCATTGGCAACAAACATATCCTTCATATGGAAAGATTTGTCATTGCAAGAACCAGTCAAGGCACCAAAGTTACCGCCACCAAATTCAATTACCGAACCAGTGGCGTTTGAACCACTCATAACAATACCCGTGGTATTAATACCAGCGCCATAGAGTTGAAGCCCAAACGGATAGCGAGTATTAGGTGATACTATGCTTGCGGAAGTGTAGAAAATGCCGGGAGCAAAATAAATAGTGCCACCGCCCGGGGTTTGATAGTTGCTTGCGGTTGGCAAAGCGTTAATAGCCTCTTGAATACCGCAAGTAGAAGAACCGACTGGATTATAGGTGATACCATTGAAAACATATGTGCCGTTAGGGAAACAACTTACTTGTTGAACCAATCCAGCATTCAAAGCATAAGAAGCGGTATCCGAATTGATAATATGGACAGATGCGGATACCCATGAAGCACTACTAACAGAGGTTCCACCAATTGAAGGTGCGTATGAGGCACTTAATGCTTGCTTGGAGTAGGAAGCACTAACAGCATAACTAGCAGAGTTTATTACCGCCTCTTCCCCATTTAATCTGGTTTGTATAATCATTTTATTTGTACCTCCGCATTAATGTCTTCTCTTGATTGCTCCGATACCTTGCTTGAACCATCTTCAAATATACGATGGTTTCCATCTTCGGTTATTCTATGCTCGTCAAACCGTCTTAGCAGAATTGGCAAATTATGCATTACTCTATCCTTGAGTTTACGCACTTTAGAGCCAGCTATATTTTCGTTAAGACAAAATTGTGCATTGGTTGGAACACGTATTAACTCTGGGTTGTCCAAGAGTGTCTGGACACGGGTAACAATGTAATGATATATTTTGAATTTCTTATCCGTGATACGGTTGACATACTCTGACAATGCCTTCCACCGTTGCAATTCTTTGTTTGTCAATGTGTCATTCTCTTTGAGATTATCTTCTGGTACAACCGAGGACATAAGAAGAGAGTCAACGCCATCCTCTTGAGTGTCATCCAAGTCATATATGCTAACGTGTTTAACTTCCCTATTTACATTCAATTTGTTTCTACTCCATAGATAGTATTTGGCAACCGTATAGAAAAAGGAAAAGGCAGAACTTCCCCGAAGTGATTTCCATTCATGCAAATGCAATGTCAAATGAGAAACCGTATCTTGAGCAACATTATCCCAACTTTCATCCAAATGGGTTATGTGATGCTTAGCCATTAGTCCATACACCATTTGAAGCAATGGGGTATAAATGTGTTCTGTGAATATAGCATTTTTGCGGTCGTAATCGCTGGCAGCAACATATTCAACAATCGCTTGCTCCGTTCCGTCATCTTTCCAACCGGAATGTTTCTGTTTAGTCTCAATTAAAGATGTGCCACTCATTCTATTACTCTCCAATTTCCATCCTCCGTGATTCGGCGGAAGCCATCTTCCGTAATGCGGAAATTACCAATTAGTGTATCATCCCATAAGAAAAAAAGAATGTTATCATCGGGATTGACTAATGCAGCATAACTTGAACTGGCCATCAATGTCACGGTATAACCGGCATTGGTAGCGTATGAAGCTGTATTTGCATAAGATGATGAAACTGTGCTGGCTACGTACGATGCCGTATCAGCGTAAACTGAATAGGATGCCGAAGTGAACTGCCCACCCGACTCCGCATGAACGTATCGAGCGTCAGAGCTTGAAACTGTCAATACGTATGACGAATCTCCATTGTAGAGTTTGACGGGGATGCCTTTGGACGGCTTAACTATCAATAGGTCTTTGGCGTTCCACGCTGGGGCATCTGAGCCTGTGGAGGGCCAGTTGGGGACAGAGATATAAAAAGTCGTATCTACTTTCCCGAGAGCATCACAAAGATAGACACCGGGGATAAGTGCATCATATTCAACGTATCCATTTACAGGAACGGAACTTGTGGAGTTGAGAGCAATGATGGAACCACTCCAAACGAATGGATAACTCCATACGGGGGTGAGAGTGAGTTTCTTTACCGAAGTCGGGTCTTTGACCAAGTTGAAGAGGTCGAAGAATACATCCTGTGCTGAACCTGATTTGATGCTTCCCGAGTAGATATACGACCCAGTTTCAGATACCGTGAGGTAGAAAGAAGTTGGGGGGACTGGGGTTGCGATGTCCACCTTGTAGTTGTTTGCAACTATTGAAGCAGAAAGAACACCCGCAAGGCTTGTGGTAAATTGATACGAATCAGCAGTCGCCAACCACGAAGCGGAAATCTCTGGTGATTTGACAGGCGTAAAGAGGACTTTACGAACACTGAGCGGATTGCTATTGCAATCCAGAAATTGAGTTTGGATGTTCATTTGATAATGCCTCGGCTTTTAATCCGAGGTTTAGCTATCGTAACATACATATCATTTACTTGGGCAAACCGATAAGTATAACATTCGGGGAACGTATCTTTGGTTCTTCCGATGCGGTAACGTTGAAGTTTACCGAACAGGAAGCAACAAAGCCATAATACATGCTCGGGTCAACGAAATTGGAACGGATAAAGAACCCCGCAGATTGAGATACGTACTGCTTGAAATAGTTGGTAAGGTCTGGCTCCGTGTACTCCGTTAATGCGTATTCGGATACAAATATGTGCCCCGAAGATGGAGCCGAGGCAGTATCGTAGTTGAATGACGCAGTATCGTAAGGAAGCGATACCGTGTACGACATCGTGTCAAAGTACTTCTTGCTGAGTGCCTGCACTTCGGGTAGGTCAACCATATAGTATTCCGAAATACTCCCGGTGTAATAGGATAGCAAATTATGAGCTAAACCTCCCACAAACGGACCAAACTCTACAATTGTACTCCCCGACAGATTCCCAAACGCTTTCACTATCATACCGGCAGAGCCAGCGTAGCGGAGGGTTTCTCCACTGATAGGACCGAAACGAGTCCCAAGAGTGTAGAGCGAGCCTCCCAAAGTATCATTCAATGCGAAAGCAGCATAAACCGATGCAATAGCAGCAGATAGAGCAGACGATGCCGGGAGAGAAGCAGATAGTGATGCAGAAATGTCATTGTACGAAGAACTCAACATTGTAAATCCGTACGAAGGCTCCGCTAAACCAATAACACTCACTATCTCCATTGTAGTTTTGAATCTATCGAACCAATATGGGTCATTGGTAGCTCTCACGCAAGCGTTTACGAATGGAAGTTGACTCCCGCTGGACACCCACATTATGTTTTTCCTCCGTTGAATGTTACAAGACGATTGAGAGTTTCTTGCCTATGTTTACACCCACTGCAACCACTCAAATGGGTGTGTAATATAGCATCCGATATTTTCGCAATCGGTCTTGCCAAACGCTCGACAATATCACCTAACCCCCGTGGACTATCACGATATTTATTAACGAGTTGGGTATAATCCTCGGGACTGATTACCAAAAATTCGCCTTCCACTTTTCCGTGGGACATTACGTCCTCAATGTAGTTCGGGGGGCGAGTGGAAGCCTGATGCTCAATTGTTTTGATGAGTATTTTCACGGATATAATTAGTTGATTTGGGGTGACAAACTTGATACTATATTGTCATTATGTGGAAAAGAATATGTCCTAACTGCGGAAAAGAATTGTTTTATAGTTGTGAATGCGCTCTTAATAGAGCACTTCACAGAAATAATTTGTGTTATTGGTGTGCTAAAAAGGACTCCCGAACTCTCTCCGAAAGATTTTGGTGTAAAGTTCAAAAACAAACGGAAGGATGTTGGATATGGACAGCTAATTGTAACCAAAAAGGATATGGGTTGTTTATTTTTAATAAACGCAATTATAGTTCTCATCGTATCTCGTGGGAACTTCACAATGGTCCAATCCCAAAAGGAATGCAAGTTTGTCATCATTGTGATAATCCCCCGTGTGTAAATCCATCGCACCTTTTTCTGGGGAACCCCGAATCTAATACGCATGATGCTATCCAAAAAGATAGATTAAGTAAAAAGATACGGAATTCGGATGTAAAATTCATACGACAAAGTTCATTGCCAAATTCTCGACTCTCCACAATGTTCAATACTACATCGGAATATATTCATAAAATACGTTGCCGTAAAAAAAGACAATTTGTGTAATCACGGTGCAGGCACCACATCGGTAGGGCATCCAATTCCGTTATCAATATATGCTTGGGAAAATGACCCTGCATTGCAGACGCAATTTTCACGCAACAAAAGAGTAATCCAAGGCGTGGCATAGATATTTGGGTCGAGCGCATTGTTGCCACAGATGTTACTTCCTTGTTCTGGAAAGATGAATAGAGGTTGCCCCGGTGGATAACATAAATTGCCACGGGGGCAAGACCCGCCTCTTCCACCCGCAAAGTTTGCTGTAGTAAGACATCCCATATACACTCCATTCATAAGTGGTGGAGCACCAACCGGAGGCTCGCATCTTGCTTCAAATTGGTCTCTCATAGGATAATATTTGTGACACGGAATTCCCAATTCTGCATCCCCAGTAACATCTCTATTACAATTTCCATCATCTTCCTGCCAACTACAGTTGGGGTCACATTCATGAGTTTCAACGAAAGTGTCGGGGTCAGTAACTACTGAACATGCACACGGAGGATTAACATAGTATGGGTCGGGCATCATTTGATAAATCGCCCATTGCATCATAGTGATATAGACACCATCACCATAAGTGAATCCTGCTGGCACAGACCAATAGTTTCGAGAACTGCTTCCGAAACTTTCCACATTGGGGCTGAAATAAGCTGCCATTGCTCCACAAGCATTTATCGGAAGTTGATGCGTAGTACACGAAGAGGATATAACATTCTGGTCCAACCCACATTCGGCTTGATGTCCCCTCGGCTCGGAAGGAGTTGCGGGAATTATGCCACAACTATCAGCGGGTCCATTTGTGCAATCATATGGGATTCCCGTATTCCAAGCAATTTGCCCCATTACTCTATTGTACTCCCCAATATCTCTATAGTTATATTGCCATGCACGAACAGTGAAATCATTGCGGCTCGCCACAGTATTGAATTTCGGGTCGGGACTGAATGGCGACCATATCTGCCCACTCCCCGAATAAGGAGGTTGACTTGTTCCATTTACTCCTACAAGAGCAATATGTTGATTATCAATGACCGAGATAGTATGAACTCCATTGATGATAGTAAGCCCTTTGGACCCACCAATTTGAACTGAATCACCGTTGACAAGATAAGTCGGCTCTAATAGAGAACAAGTCACTGGGTTTTCATTGTTAGCAGACGATACACCAATTTTTCCACAGATAATGGAGGTCATGGTTTGCCATCGGGTTTTATAGACAACCCCCGACCCGCAGCTTGTAATAGGTTGAATTGGGAATTGAGAAGCACTGGCAATGCGTGGCTCAGTAAGGGTTATCTGATACCCACTGTCAGTTGTCCCTTTCCACATACCATCAAGATTGCCAGTGCCACATACCCACATCGTTTCTCCGGTGGATATGTCTGTTGGCTGACCCATAGGTTCTAAAGTAAGGACATTATCGGATGTACTTGAGATACAACGATTGCTGTACGATTCACTTGGTTGCAGCCTATCAATGCCGCAAGGACGGAAATAGTTGAATGCCTGCTTGGAGAAAATGGATTCGGCATATTTACATGCCCATATGACATCATCATGCCCTTGATAGGATGGAGCATCCATGTTACATGTTGACGGGGATGTCCAGAAGAAATTGCTTCCGATGAATGCTCCTTGAGGTACGTTATTCGCCTCGGGGACTGTGAGGAAGGCTGTAGCTCTTGGTACTCCACATTCAGTGCTCCATGCTCCATACCCACGAAGGTATATTTCCCAACATGCATCAACGTCATTGAAAAACATACAATTACAGTAGTTGGGATGGTCAACACACCATATTTTATCAATCCCCGCTGGTCCGGGTTTCCCTATGATATTCCCCGTATGGGTTAATAGTAATGCTGTACAAGCAGGAACATATGGCTCTCCCCCACCTTCATCGTGGTAAATGACTGGACCCATATTGACGAGAGCATCACGTCTCCACGGATAAACATTTTCATCTCCAAAATCCCAAAACGACATCAAGTTCACCACTTCATCATAGACCTGTTGAATGGTATATGGGTCGGCTAAACTTCCTCCGACTTCTTCGTGATACTGTTGGTCAAACGAAATGGAACCTATTCCTGTGGTATCAGTCGTTTGAGTATAATCAGTTTCACCAAATCCCATATGACTATGGTTGGTCTGAATCCACGTATAGCAGTGAGTATCATTGGTACATCCACCACGTTGGGGTTTGGGTCCATAGGTATAAATGTCATACGTTGATGGAGTAATGACCATTTGGACTGCCAGTTCATGAGTCACATCCAACGGACCACCACAACCAGCCGTACAGAGAGTGATGTCAACGTGCCACTCAATAGTCCAACTACCGGGTCCATCGTGAGAAACTACATCAGGGGCGGCATAGGAACCATAGGAGTTCAAATCTCCACACCACTGATTTATCAATGCTCCAACATTTGAGTTTGCCGCACCAAGCATTCCTAATGCTTGGGCAGAAGTAGCATCATTACATGCATCATAATAATCTACCGAGCATCCGTGGGAACTTGAATTACAAGAGACAGCAATGATGTTGCCATAAATATCAATCGTGGTTGCCGCATCAGCAGCACCACCGTATTCGGTGGAATGGTCAACTGTATAGGTTGTGCATCCTATCTCGCTTCCTCCACCACAATCTCCTACCCCACATTCACACTCGGTATATCCATCGGAACAGCAGTATTGAGTTCCCGTGTCCACAGATTCCATTGAAAAGACATCTATATGAGTATTGAAATATGAGGTTGCCGAGACAGACCTATACTTCACGCTGTCAACGGATTCATCCAAATTGTGATACACACAACCATCACAGCACCAATCCCAATCATCGGGGATTTGCCAGTCTCTTGATGTATAGGAACGTCTGCCTACCCATGTTTTGTGGGCGTAGAGGTTCTTGAACCCAAGAGGTCGGTTATCAATACAGATATTGGAAGCAGTATCATTGCTTTGACTAAAACAGTTGTGGAAATTACCCGTAGAGAATGACCCTGTATCGCATGGTTTGACTATGCTATCATCTTGTGGCCAGCATGGTACGTTGCCATTAAGCCAGTTACCGCAAATGAAGTTTTGTGGAGGGTCACTGGCGTATGGGGAACAGGAAGCTTCAAGACCACCGCCTTTGGCGATTTCGTAAGGGTCAATCCATTGGGGAATCCCCGATGCTGAATAATTCAGCATCTTCGTTACGTTGTATTTTATCTTGACTGGGGAACCCGTTACATCGAACGTTATCTCACCAAGCCCAACGTTGTCGCTTTGTACGCATGATGCCATAGGTGATTAGTAAGTTCTGGTGTATAGGTAACTACCCGAGGTTGAAACTTCTGCATCCACATAGATTGTTTTCTGTTCACCGTTACGACAAACTTGTTGTGGGGTTGGAAGCAATGAAAGAAGTTCCCAGTACCGTCCTCTCGTCTTGGTAAGATTGTCGGGGTTGAGAACAGCAATACTACTTGATTCTGGCCACGCAGGGAAATAGTTGATGTCAGTCAATCTTATGTAGGGGAGAAAAGCAAAATATCCTGCCAAATCCGCTCGGGCATTAAAACTTGACGGAATATGAAGAGTAGGACTTATGACATTGATAGATTCAAGTTCGGGCAGGGTTGAGAAAGCAGGAACATTGCATACACAAATATACGTCCCCGGCAATGGTTTATCTACTCGTGAAGTTATTGCCATCTGGTGCCCGTTTTGTGCCATATAATAACCACTTGTTACTACAACTGACCCCACCGGAGAAGGAAATGGAACTGCCCCTGTGCTCGAAGCACTCATAGGAAGTTTGTACTCTACTCCCGGCATTACTCTTACTACATCATTTACCCCATATGCAGCAGCGGCATCCCACTCACTGACATAGTTCATGAAGTTTGGAGTGTATTTGAACTTAGGGTGTACAGAAATCGAAGCCCCCATGTGGGTATTACGTAGCAAGATGTCACCACTCTTAGAGAGACCTCTCTCCCGTGTGACATCCTTCAACGAATTCGCCCAATAGCTAAACGGGTCATTCGAGCTTCCTACTTCTCTCAGGTCGGCCATAAATTATGATGGGTTGAATCCTCCAATTTGGAGCGGGCTATTACTTCCAACCGATGGGTCTGGTTCGGTTGATGCCACAACAGGGTCATACAGTCCCCACTTTGGACCCGCAGACCAGTTGTTAAATACCCAGTGTTGACTGATTTGGCATTTCAGTAAAGAAATCATCTGATACTCAGCGGGATATTGAAGCCATCCAATGTAGGAAATAATACCATTCTTGTCCATCACGTACCCTTCGGTTATAACATGCGGGGCAGTAGTTCCATTCCAATTCGTGGCATCTGTTTGAACTGGCATGTTTACATTGATTACGGCTGGCATACGGCTTAGGGGATTAGGCTCTGCATCACTATACACCGAAACTAAATGGTCTTTGAGGAACACCATACCATCCCACTGTGGATTCAAAAGAAGACCCGTTGTGTCGGCATTGTTGCTGACCACGATGGTCTTCTTCAATGTATGTACCCATCCTTGTTTCCCTTCAACACCTGCTCGTTTTAGATTGTATGCTATGGTTGCCTCTGCCCAATGAGTTACATCATCAAACCCCCACGGTGCATATGTACTTTTTTCTTCTGGGAGTTTTAGTTTTTGTTCGATTCGTTGTTTGCTCAACGTACTAAGGTTCTGGATAAGTCCCCTATCGTTGAGTTCGAGAAGGTTCTTCTCGAATGGTTGATAGGATAGTTCCCAAGTGGCAATAGGAGGCGGTTCACTGTTAATTCCATTGACGATAACATCCACCGGGAATGTGATTTCTATCGTCCATACATGTCCTCCCATGACTGAATACTCAAATCCTTGGGTCTGACACTGTGTTGCATATTCAAGTATTTTGGTTTGTGTTCCTTTGAGAACTGTCTTGCTGGTTCCACCTGTACGTGGATTCCATGTACTGGTCGTTTGACCATTTACTGCCGCCTGTCGGATTATACCTCGGAATGCAGAGTTATTCTCCACCGTTCCAATGTTCTGACCTAATGTATTTACGTTGAGATTACTCATATTATTCCGTCAAATTTCGTTTGAATGGTGATGATGCTTGTGCTGGAGTTGACGACTTGGCGGGCATCGCAGGATTAAATACAGGAGCATTCTGGCTTGACAACCCCGGTGACCCCGCCTGACCAAACCCACTTGGTCCAGCTACCCGTGCGGGAGATGGAGCCAATGGCTGACTCACTGGGAACGGACTTGTAGATGGAGGGGTTATAGGAGTAGAGACATTTTCTTTGCGAGTATTCTGCTCAATCATTGCCAGCAATCTCTCAATCCTGTAGCTCGTATCAATACCCATGAGACCACCAATCTTCAAGAACTGGTTATTACCCGAACCCATAGGACCAAGAGCTTCTGGTTTTTCAGTAGGAGGCTCTCGATTGGTTACATCAACTGGCTTCACCAATCCACGCCCCGTAGCAAGTTTCAAATCTTCTATCACGTCTTTCCAATTACCAGTAATGAGTTTCAAATAAGTTCTGGGGTCAGATAGAACTTTTATCATACGGAAAAGAATAACAAATCCCGCTGCCGCCCTCTTGAGAATGGTAAGACCATCATGAAGAACAATCGTAAACTTCTCCCACTCATCGTGCATTGCAGCGATGGCCCGAGGGTCAAGAGTCAATCCGTATTTCTCAGATTTCTCTATCTGTTCTCCTGCTTCCTTCAACTCTCGCCCACCTTTTTTCCCACCGATAACATCCAAATCTGCTGTGCCGAGTTTCTTCTCAACTGCTTTTCGAGCAATAAGTTTAGTCAATTCGACATCATCCAAATGAGAAAGTTGTTCTCGGGCGATGCCAAGTTTCTCGGCAATCTCTGCTTCTTTGGAACCACGCACAAGTGCCTTTTCAGCAAACGTATCTACCTTGTGTATCATGGTCTCCAAGAACCCCAAATCCTTACCCATCAGTTCTGCGGCAAAGGATAGTTGCTGCGCCTGAACCGTGGTGATATTCAACCTCGCTGCCGTCTCTTCCATCTCTTTGGCAAACTTGGCAGTATTGATAGTGAAAGCGAGAATAGCTGCTGCGGCTGCGACAGATGCTCCAATGACAGCCCCCATGCCCGTCATGGCACCCAATCCACTTATTCCACCACCGCTGATGGCACCGAAAATACCGCCCCCAAAGCCTCCTTTACCGAGACCTTTCAGACGGTCTTCAACGCCAGTCATGACTTTGTTAAAGCCTTTGGCATCAGCACCTACATCAACACGTACACGAGGGTTTGCCATTAGTTATTTTCCTCCATTACATCAACCATGATATTATTTCCTATACCCGTATCATTGATGCGGATAAATCCATTCAATGGATTACCATTAGAAGCAAAATGGGTGATGATGTTAGTTTGTCTCACAACATCTTTGTCATGCCTGCCGGGTCTCAAATGAACCGGAGTATCATACTCATAGACAATATGTTTGAAGGGGTCATACCCATCAACAAAGTACCCCAAATCATCCACATAGATATTAGGATGGCAGATATGATACCCAACAGTATTAAGCATATTGAAAAATGAAGTTGCTCCTTTGTCTATTCTCGGGGCAATACCTAAAGACTGAATGCGTTTGCAAGTAGCAATACGGATTTTGGTTTTGTGAACATCACTTAACACTTTACCCTTGCTTCCTATAGAAACGTTGGCTCTCCCCACAAAACTCATTTTCTTTCCTTTTATTCCAGATGGTTTACCTTTATGAGCGAGAGACATATTGTTACATGCTTCCACACTAAAAGTTTTTCCTTTGTTCGGGGAAACGCTCCCCTTTAATGTGGAAGAAATCCTTTTCTTTTGTTCATCTGACATAGGGATACCCCTATTCCAAGCATTCTGACCCAAGTGTGCCTTTCTCATGCGTTCACGATATTCGGGGTTCTCCCAAAGTCGTTTCACTGAATTAGATATGTTTGGATTAACCATTACTTATCCTTTTTCACTTCTTTCACCGACTCTGCTTGTGCTGCAAGTCGTTCCTCGTCCTCAATCTGCCAATCAGCCATGAAGGTTATCTGCCCCTTGTTCTCCAATGTCTTGAAGTAGAGGGACAACGCTTTGGCTACAGGCATGTCAAGTATGTCGGGTTCTGAATAGTTCATCTCCGTCATAAGGACCGTGAAGATGTTCTGAATCCAGTGTGACCCCGACTCTCGGTCATCATTATGGTCTCCTTCATCAAAGTACTTCGGAATAGAGATGCCCTCTTGGCGATACATATTGAACAAGGAAAACTTGTTGACAAGTTTCCACTGGGGATTGGTATTTGCCTCTTTGGTAAGAACCTCCAACCATTCCCGTATCCATTCGTCACGTTCTTCGGTATTGGAATACCAGTCGAGGAACTCATTGTACTTGCGGCAGCATATGGCTACTGCCACGAGTAAGTCCCAGACGTTTCCATCCCTATTGACATCATCTGGTCCAAACGCACATTCAAACCTCTTCATCAAAATCAAATGCCCCACAGAAAGCGGATGCAGTTTGCACCCGAGAATAGTATATGGTTCGGGGATTGATGATTGGACGAACTGGTCGAGTTGTTTGGACACCGGATTATCCTTCCTTTTCTAAAACATTCTCACATTGTTTCTTAACGGAATTGTACCGCCAGAACTTTTTAGGATGGAGAAGGTCTATTATTTTTTGTTGTCTGACTAAATCTTTCTGTTGTTGATGATATTTGTTATGATATTTGGAATCATATTCCAATACTACGTTGTGTTCCATATCATATCCATCAATATAGAACAAATCTGTATCTGTATGAACCTGATAATTTGGCTCAAACTTGAACCCCAATCGGTTCCATTTGTCCAACAGTTCCAATTGCCCCTTATCCGTTCTAACATTTAACCATTTAGAATGGAGAAGACCAGCGATATGCCTCTTTCTAACATCTGGTCTATGCATCGCTATTGTAATTGCATCAGATGTCCTTTTTCGTTCTTCTCTATTATTATATCTCTGTAGTTGAGAACCAGACATCTTTATACGTACTTCCTCAGACAGTTTAATACCATAATTAGGATTTCGGTCTCCCATTTTCAACGTTGACAATTTATCTTTAGTTTGGTCTGAATGATGTCTTCCTACGGACGCTTTTCCTATGCGTTGTTTTGTTTCCTCCGAAATAACCCTGCACCGTTTACAGCTACTTTGAAGACGCTCCGCATTTTTCATACTATCTTTCCGAGAGTACTCTAAAAGCCTTCCACACTTTGGACAGTTTCTATTATATTCTTCCATAACGATTAGGTATTTTGCAGATGCGGGTATCGGCTGAGTTTAACACTGACCCTTACCGCAGTTGTATTACTATTGGATACCGCCACATCATCCACCAGCCAAGGACCACGGTAGGCATCAATGGCATAGTTATACCCACCATCAGTACTGACGGCTGGATAGATGAAATCAGCAACAGTTACGAACGACCCGATTTGAGGCGTTTCTACGAATGCATTGTAGTAATTGTGGGCAGGTTGGTACGCCACATATACAAAGGATGCCTCTTCACGAAAGTCCCAATAGACCTTGCTGACCGTGGTGTCACCACCATCGGTGATTAGTTCGGAATTGGCGATGTAATGGTGCTCTCGGGATTGGAACATCCCATTGACACCGTAGATTGTGGTGCCTATGCCGAATGATATGCTTACGCCATGTACTTTGGGCATTGTTATTCCTTTATCCTTACGAAATCCCTCAACGGGTTTCCGATTGACTTGAAATAGTCAATGATGTTGTTTTGGCGTATCATATCTTTTTCTCTCTGGATTCTCGTAGAATGATATTTTGTATCATACTCATACCAGATATGGTCCTTTGGGTCATACCCATCGGCAAAATACCCTATGTCAGAGAAATATTTGGTGGTTTCGATTGACTTTCCACTGGAATTCAACCCAATGAAATATTCAGTCGCACCTTTATCTACACTCGTCCCTATATTAAGTCGAAGAAATCTCTCAGCTTTTAGTTTTCGGAGTTTTCTCTTTGTTTCTTCCGAATGCTTACGACCAAGAACTTCTTTACTTTTCTTCAACCGAAACTCATCCGAACGAAGAAGTCCTTTATTGTGCTTTCCGTTTTGTGATTTCGCACAGTGTTCGCAACACGAATTTTCTTTAGCTGCTCGCCACCAAGTACGATAATGGGAATACACAATTATGTCTTCACACAGAGGGCATACTCTACTTCGACCAGCGAGTTCAAACTTATTTCCTCGGTGTAAATTGTTCCATGCTCTTCGTTTCTCATTGGATTCTTCCGACTGGATTTTCCCCATTTGAGAACAACTCATACATTTGCTTTGTCGTTTAAGAGCAACAAGCCATCCATCGTAGGTTTTAGAATACAAAACCTTGCCACAAACAGGGCAATTTCTTGCCCCTCCACAGGACTCAAATTGACTTTTCTTTGTAATCTTCATATACCATAAGTATAGAGGAGGATAACAGTAAAAGCAACTATTTATCCTATGAACTTATGAGGGCGTATCTTGTGGCCTTAACGGTGACTCGAACTGCCGTAGTATTGCTACCCTTGATGTCCACTCCATCGCAGAGCCACGAAGTTCCAGCGATTGCTGGATAATTCGTATCTGTAACTGTAAATGCATCCCCAATAGTTGGATACGTTACGGTTGCATTCCCTGCTGGACCACCCGTTTGTGAAGCCACGTACTCGAAAGTACAGGTCTCTCTGCCAGTTCCGTAGAAAGTCTTTTCAACTTCATCGCCAGTTCCGTTTCGGATGATTTCGTTGTCGGATTCAAGCCCGTGGTCCCTCGTTTGAAAGACACCGACTACGCTTCCGATTGTCGAATTGACACCGAAGTTAACCGCAATTCCGTGGTATTTATTCCTGTCGCTCATATGATTTTTCCTTTATTTAAGTGCTGACACTATATCAAACACATATTCTTCCACCCATGCGTCTCCGTCCACACTATCACTGGTTCCATCTATGAAATACTCATAGCAGAAGAAACCGGGATAACGGTTCAGGATGTCTTTCGCATATGCTCCATTACTACCAGAGCAAAAGGTTCCGAATACTGCGTCTGACAAACTTGATGACGTTGATGTGTCATACGCAATCTGCTTCACCATCACATGTGTTCGACAGTGATGGATGCCCGAGAACGGAAAGTCCTCAGTTGCCGATTCTGTATAACAAATCACTGCGGGTGCTTGTTTATCTGTATTTGAAATTCCAGCGTAAATCCCATTGTCAATCGTCAACCCCAAGTTTGCCGACAACGAAGCACTGTATGCTAACGCAACACATGCCAGTTCGGTTGTTCTTAGGATTGGTAGTGACATATTGGTATCAAATTATGACTCAGCCACAATGTACTGCAAGGCCGATGCGGATGTATAGGCTCGTGCCCACAGACCCAAACTTCCCGACCAAGGCAATACTACGGAGTCACCTGACCCGAGGATTGTGACTACTGGTGTTCCAGAGGCAGCAGAGGCAATCTGAATGCTTCCACTTTGCCCGTCAACTGGGGGTACGTTGCTCGCTACAAAGATACGAATGTCGCTAAGACTTGATGTGTTCAGGGCTTGCCATGAACCAAGTGCTACATCCGTCACTGTTGCCGTGACGTTTGAACCCGTCATATTGATTGTATAGGTAATCGTGTTGTTGACAGTCAGACCGTCAGACGTTACACTTGCATTACCGCTTACTCGAATTGAATTTGCCATATATCTATTCCTTTGTTGTTATGAGGGTTATTACCCTCCAATTTTCTTTCCACGCTCAATCAGTTTCTTTTCGATGTAGTCTCTCATTGATTGTGTTTCTTCTGCAACAGCCTTTTGAGCACCCACTTCCATTACCTTGAAGCCTTGGTCTCTAAGTTTACTTACTGAGTTCCAAATGGAAGTCATTGGACTCCAATTGATGAGGCTCGGGATGGCGGCTCTCGCCCCACCCTTATCAACGCCTCTTTTTTTTGTCCCACCGATGGGTTTACCACCACGTTTGGGAACCACTCGTTCAAGCAACTTAATCGCTGGTATCCATCCAGCTTTTACGAAATTCCTTGCCGCTTGTCTGGCCCTTATCATTTTCTCAACCGCTATGGCCATCTTGCGCCCACTCAATCCCTTCAATCCTTGGGCAGCACGTTTCTTTTGAACGATAATTGCCCCCAATGGAGCAGGAGGATAATCCCTTGACATCCGTCCGAGTTCCGAGACAATTTTTTCCTTCGGAACGGCTATGGTATCAGCTACCGCATTCCTTGCGATATAATAAGCATGTTGATTACACGCTTCTACCAAGTCACGACTGGTGTACTTCATATACTCGCTGAACACCTTGTCGAACTCCCGGGTATCCACTTTGATAGTTACCATTTTAGATACCCTTGGTAACACCCATTGCGATGATACGCATGTACGCCCCCGTGGGGTGGGTGTGAATACTTTCTATACGAAATTGTTCTCCACGATATACCACCACCTGTTGCGGGGTTGGGAGAGTTGTGAAGACATCGTTTCCAGTGTCATCAAGTAGCCTCACTACCATTGTCAGCATCTTGTCAATAACGAAACCTCCTGACTCAAGTTCTCGTTTGAACTGATTGACACTTGGAACACAGTTGTAGTCGGTTCCCATGAGATTGAATGTGGGTACTCCCAAATCAGTCTCTTGGAACTCGATTCCAGATACCATTTCTTGTGCTAATGTCATAAGAAAAAATGGGCGGCAGTGAGCTTTTACACACCACCGCCCATTGTGAATTCTTTATTCTGCCAATCGCTTATGTCAGCGAGAGGATTGGGACAACGGCTTTGGTATTACCCGCAGCAGTTCCGAACAGAATATACGTACCGATACGCCAAACTGGCTTGCTTTGGTCAAACGCCAAGATGACTTGGATTGACAACTTCGAGGTTGGGTCCACAGCCGTATAGCTCTGAATCAATCCCGTGTTCATGTCAATCGGTGTACGACACGCCATGACCAAACCTTGCTTGTGTCCTGCGACACCAATAAGTTTGTCACTTCCGCCCGGAGCCACTTTGTCTCCACCATAAGGGAGAACTGCTCCATTAAGGCGTGGGTACTTGTAGGTATTGAAACCTGCCACAAACAATCCACGGTTAGTGGCGTTTTCGCTATATCCGTTTGTGCGGATTACGGTTGGGTCGCCCCATACGTACGTCTGATACATACCAGACACCATTGCTTGCCATGCTGTTGGATTAAGGATGGCATAACGGTCTGTTACTGGGATTTCGTTGTCATCCAAAATGCGAGCAACACTCTGCAATGAGCCAGTGGCTCCTGCGAGAGAAAATGCACTTGCGTTGTTGACGGACGAACCGCTAACATTGACCGAACTGGTTACGTGATTGAAGGCATCAACTACGACACCGTTTGCCGTCTGCTTCGCAATGACTGGGAAGTAGAGAGACTCCAACATGGACGGAGTAATGGTTGCCCATTCCGTGACGTTGAAGCTATGGTCATGCCCCTTGGTTGCCAACGTGATAGTCACTGCACTTGCCGTAGCTTGTGCGGATTCCCATCCCGAAGTACCAAGGTCGTTCATGGTGCCATAGATTGTGGTTGGAATACGAGTCGTTACCGACACACCACCTGTCGCAATAGAGTCATCGAAATTCTCGGTGAACATATCACGGGCCGGCATATCCGCCAAGAAGGCGGTTAGGGACTTCTGTGCATATACTGCGAGGTAGCCCGCCAGACTGTTGTTTGAAATAGCCACTTGCTATCCTTTCATTTGTGAGCCTACTGGCTCATTTTGTTGTTAAAACATTTACTATTTCTTTACTACCTACTCCGGTAGCATTGATTCGATAAAATGCCGAAAGAGGCTTACTGATACTATTGTAGTAATCAATAATCTCCTTCTGTCTTATCAGGTCATTATGTTGTACTGCTGGTAAAAGATGACGTTTTGAGTCATACTCATAAGCAGCATGTGCTACGTTGTCGTAGCCATCCAAGAAATAACCTAAATCTTTGATTTCTATGTTTGGGTACTGAATGTTCAATCCATAAGACGTGTTCAAACATCCAAAATACTCATTTGCACCAGCATCAACCGCTGGAAAATCTATTCCGTTTTTACGGTGTTGTTCTATGGCAAGTATCCTTGCCTTTCTCCGTTCATCGGGATTTTCATATCGTTTTTTCTGACGAATAGAGTTATCTCGCTTCCACTCATCGGAATGAACCATAAGACCCCGTTTACCTTTATTTCCGGGTTCTTTTCCGATTCGAGCCAACGACATTTTTCGCTTCTCTTCCTCAGATTTTGGATGCCTATTTTTTAGATTTGGCACCCCGACACGTTTCCCTATCAAAGAACAAGATATACATTGATTTCTACCCATTCGGATAGCATTCAACGCCAATTCTATGTTATTGAATTTCCTATCACCTTTACACGTTTGGCACTTCATTGTTACTGCCTCTCCTTCGAGTTCAGTAATAATTCCATCTCGTATAAGTTGTATGGCCTTCAACCGCATTGTTATTTCTGGTTCATAAAGCGTTCAATTTCAGCTTTATGCTTGTTATAGAACAACGTCTGCCCCGCACCCTTGAGGGATAGGAACTTATGATACAACTCACTCGGGGCTGTACCTTCGACTGAAATTATTTCTTCGGCTGCGAAATTCGCAACACCGATGGATGCCAATGCCTCGCTAAGACGCTTGTTAAGCTTATCTTCCTTGTCATTCAGCAAATTCTTTACCTCATCCAACTCTTTCTTATGAGTCTCGGCAAGTTTCTTTGCCTTATCCTCATAGTCCAGTTTTTGCTGTTGGAACTGAGTGATTAGTTTCTTATTGCTCTCGGTCTCTTCCCGAAGGGTCTGTACGTCAAGGCTCGCCTCGGCAAGACTCTGTTCGAGTTCTATGATACGGGCTGACTTTGACATATACATTATTCCTTGATGACGGGATTGGTGAAGTTGTCGCAAGCATCTTTCCATGTCTGCATGGCTTTGGATGGCTTGTTACTGAAACCGAAATGTGCTCGCCAAGCATCAACGCTGAGGTCGGCTTTGGTAGAAAGTTCTGCCTTCTTTGGCAATGTCTCTTCTTCCTCTTCCTCTTCCTCTTCGGCATCTTTCTTGACGGCTTTCTTCATCTTTCCTTTTCCCTTGCAATGTGAGCACTCTTCGTAATCATCACACTCGGGGTCTTCGTCACCATCGGGTTCTACACCTTTGGCATATCCGTCATCATAGTCGCCTTCGGCTTTCTTGTCGGCTTGTCCTTCGTCTGGCTGTCCATCAGAAGTAGGGGTGGTTTTCTCACCCTTAGTGCCGGGGACGCCTTGGACTCCATCCTCTTGGTATTTACCATCGTAAGAACCAGCAATCTTGGTCATCTTTTCAGATACCAATTCAATTGCCTTTTCCATCTTGTCCATTTGGGTTACGACTACAGGAGTTACCACCGGGGAAACTTCTGCTTTGGGGGTTTCAGCCTTGACATCAGGAACAGTTTGTTCTGGTGCCTTGACGACCTTTACTTTTTCTACAGTCACATTTGACATATTGTTTTTCCTTTTAAGACATCCTCAAATGATTTGTTAACGGCATTATACCGCCAGAATTTCTTAGGCTTAAGGACATCTATAAGTATATTCTGCCTAATCAAATCCTTCTTTTGTTGTCCTAAAGTATTGTGATATTTCGAGTCATACTCTAATACAACACCGTGTTCTTTGTCAAAACCGTCAACATAGAACAAATCCGTATCAGTATGAACCTGATAATTTGGTTCAAACTTAAATCCTAACCCATTCCATTTTTCCAAAAGTTCTAACTGACCTTTATCAGTTTTTACTTTCAACCATTGAGATTGATGCAATGCATCTATGTGTCGTTTCCTCACATCAGGTCTATGCATTGCTATTTTTATAGCACGGGAGGTTCTTTCTCTCTCTTCGGGGTTCTCAAACCGTCTGTTATTGGAAACTCTTCGGAGTTCTTTTTCTTTTAGGCACTGTTTTCTTCCCAAACAATAAGTATTTCCTATGTGCCCCAACTGCTTCTTGTGCTCATCAGAAAGAAATTTTCCCGATAAAGCACACGACCCACATTTTCTATTCTCTCTAATGGCAACCATCAACCCCCGATTGGTCTTATATGATTGTTCTTTCCCACACGAAGGACAACGTTTGTTGTGTTCTTTACCATCAACGTCTTTTTGATAGTATTTTTGGTTATATGTTTTTTGGTCGAACACAATTACTCCGTCACCTTAGCCAGATATTCCTCGAAACTATCACAAAGAACATCACAAAAACCTTTTGACAAGGCATCTCGTCCTTCATAGGAAAGACCTTCCAAATCATCCTTATTGATTTGGGGTCTTTTGGATAGCACTACTTGATTGAATTCCTGATGCTGTTTATCAACATCCTCTTGGATGATTTTCCTTTCGGCATCCGTAAGGTTGCGAAACTCGTGGCCCATCATTTTGTACTTGCCACTACTAAAAATCTCAATGGAGTTCCCCTGCTGCTTCATCGCATCTGTGATGTTAAGCACCAAAGAATATACCCCGACCCCACCTATCTGCGAGGATGGTATCATTCCAATGCGTCTGGTTTGACTTACCAGCCAATAGGCGGCACTGGTCGCCATACTCTCCGTCCACCCATAAATAGGCTTGACATTGGCGTCTATCGCCTTAATCTTCCTACCCAACTCTTCAATACCCAATGTTTCCCCACCGGGGGAACTAAATGCCAAGACAATCTCTTTGATGCTTGGGTCTTCTGCCGCTTGGTCGAGAGCGTAGGATACTTCATCAACATCGGCAAGCCCAAGCATGATTTCTTCAATCTCTGTGACACCTTTGGATAGGACACCACATACCTTGATGATTGCCGTGGCATCTACCACTTCGGTATCATCAGTCTCAAATGGATGATTGTGGGGTGCCTCGGTGTTTGGAGGCATACCATTATCGGGTTGATAACCCAAATCACCTTCCATATAGGAAGACACCAACCGACAAAGTTGAGTATGATACACGGGTGGAAGCATCCACTTATTTTGTGCCAATTTGGTAGCGTATTTGGATATGTCTAATGACTTCTTCATTATGGTCTTTCTCCATCAGTTGCCGCAGGGGAAGGTTTCATTACCATACCTTCACGCATTGATTGCAAAACGATTGGCAAGTCAACGCCCGTTGTCTTTGCCACTCGTTGTGCCCGTGTGAGGAAATCGAGCGTCTCGGATTCAAGTTCTTCCATGATAGCTTTGGCACTTGTATTACGCTTCTTGGCAATCTCATTCAATGACTTGGTTCCTGCCTTATAAGCATCCAAATCAGCCTTGTCATCGTATCCCTTGTTCAAAGAGAACGTAGCAGGGTGAGTAAGATTGAACGACTTGTACAAATTCTCCTTATAGTTGGAAGAAATAAGCCCCTGCTGCATGGCATTTGCCAATGCCCAACTAATAATGAATTTGCCATGCCCGTCAAGGATTTTCTGTCTGCGTTTAACGGAACGATTGAAAATCTCACCCACACCATCACTGATACGACCAGAAATCTCACCGGGGTTAAGAAGGAGTACTGATGGCACGCCCAATGTGCTGAGGACCGCCTGCTCAAGTCTATCAATGTACTTACTTGTCTGGTCTGCGGGGGTCGTGGAAGAAAGTGTTTGTATCTCACCACCCGATGCTTTGACATATCGCATGGTTGGACCATCAATGATTTCGAGACCGTGTACGTTTGGAGAAGCACCGAAGATGCCTGCTCCATTGGTAGACGCATTCAATGCGGCAAGAGTTTGTTGCAATTCCAATGGTCCTTCCCCCGATTGAGTCTTCTCTACGAGACCAACACAGGACTCAATCTTGATTTTCTCCATGAGATACGTCTCAATTTCTTGGAGAGATAGGGCTTGTAGGATTGCTGAACCTATCGTTGGACGACCACGACCTTTATCAAAGTATCGTGGGTCATAGATAAGCATAGCATTCTTTGCCGAAACAACCATATCTTCGGCATTTCCTACCGTTGTATTGACAAGGTTATTGAAATTGACAACTTTGTATCCGAGTGGGAACCCCTGAAGGTCATATAGGACACCATCACTAAAAATCGTGCCGGGAACAAGGGATGTATTAGGTTGGTCAGCCGAATAGGTCGTGTCGTTCATCGAAGTTGAACGAATACGGTGAGATGGAATAATCTGGAACTGCGGCATCATTCCGCTCTTGCTTTTCCCATAGATACAGAGGAAATCTCCATCCACATCAATTATCTGACTCTCAAGAAACATGGTAGTCTGAAAATCAAACGCTCTACCACGAACACAACAGTTAGGATAGAATTCTTCTACGAGCCAATCAGTTGCTTCCTTGCCCCATGTGGGATTATCGCCTACATATTCGGGGAGGTAAGCATCTCCAACGGCAAATTGTGCAAGGATACGAATGGCTGATTCAACCCATCCCTGTTGAGAAGTGACCTCACGAGACCATCGTACAAGCAATTCTCTTGACAGAGAGTCAAGTCCTTGTTCGGAATCCTGTTGGACATAGTAGCGGGGACGATAGCGACCAAAATTAGGCCACTGGTAGATGTTCCCATAGAGTGCCCATGCCTTTTTATCGGGTGTAACGGAGACATTCTGACGAGCAAGAGCATTCTGCAATACTTGATTGGCAAGCTTTACTTGCTCTGGCTTCAATACAACTGAACCTTTGGTCATCGCCATACGTTATACTATGCTCCTTGTCGGATACAAATATCCACCAAAATATGGGCGAACTCTGGTAACAGGGTATCCATAGGTTAATGGCCACTTGTTTTTCAAAGTATATTTGCACTCTTCGAGCATATCTGGGATAGACATAGTGAACTCACGGGTTACTTCCGTGCCTTCTCCGCTCCACTCCATGATAGTCTTTCCTTCAAGCATAAGGGCAACTCCTTTTGCTTGTATAGCAAGGACAGTATCTTCATCCAATGTATCGAAAATGCCAAGTTGGCTCATGATTATACCTTCCTGAATATGGAATCGTAATTACCTCTAAACAACTCACTTACCCTAAATGGAGAGTGAACTGTTTCTACCCGATTGTACTTCGCAACCGTGGCATCACAAAGACCGTGCCACAAATCATTTTCATGATGAGTAAACGAAGGGCACTCAACCTTTTTTTTACCTACCCGCTTGTCGGGTGGAGAACATTTGAGTATCTTACTCATTAAACGTTGACGTAAGATGAAGTCGTTGCATAAGAAGCCGAGACCACTGTTCCTACCACATTGCTGCCAGCAACATACGAAGCCGTAGCCGCAGTAATAGATGGAGCGAGAACATTGTAGCTTGCGAGTCGAGTCACGTAAGCAGCATCACTCTCGGTTGGTCCAATGTCAGGAAGCAAAGCAGAAGCCGCCATACGAGCAACATAATCGGAGAACAATTCACTCGAACGTTGATAATCCGTATTGGGTGGAACACCCTTTTGATGTTGATACGAAGCAGATTGGTAATTTGATTGAGCAGTAAAAGCCATAAAGGTATCCTTGTTTAGGAAGTGTACGAATAGTCATTGCTAAACCCACTATTGAAACTCTGAGTATAAGGAGCCGATGGTGAAACGGGGGCAACGGCTTTCTTACCAACTTGTTTGACAGAACCAGTGATTGGTGCCTTTGCAGGAGGACGGATAGCGGAAATTGGGGTCATAGGATAATCCTTTTGGTTGAATATTCACTCTATAAATAGTGGTTCACTTGTTGTTTATGATGATTTTCTAACTTCCAGAGGTTTCTTGTCCTCTACAATTTTGCGAAGTTCGTCCTCATTGACCTTCGTGGCGCTGAAAACTCCCGCCCTCATTGCTTGAGTAAGTACCATATTCTCCGCATCGAACCAGTGGTTGTCCTCTCCAATCTGTACCCAACGAGTCACAACCATCCCCGTTTTCTTATCCACCACCGACTGCATACCTTCCGAATACATCTGTTTCTCATACTCGGGGTCTTTTTTATCCACCAACCACTTCACCCCCGGCACTTTTCCATCCCGAAGGTTGGACAAAATGGTCTTGACACTGTAGTTAGACCACAATACAAATGGGGCGGGGACGCCTCGAAGCTTGTGGTCCACTGGAAACATAGTATCTCCACGCCCCGGTGGGCTATAATAACGGGTGGTTTTGTCGGGGTGGACGAAGGATAATTTGTCAGAACCCTTCATAGGAGTCCAGCAAATGATGTCTAACAAGCCATCTGGACGCTTGATGACCGTGTTTCTCTTCATACACTCCTGATAAATTTGTGTGGTCATCTCACCGTCACCACTATCAATAGCAACACAAGGCAAAGCAATTTTCCATTTGATAGATAACGCCTCTACTTCCTCAAATGTCCTACAAATTCCATAGTCAAGTCGTCTGCTCTCGTTACCCGACTTGTCGAACTCCCGCACCACATAATACTTGACAAGACCTTTGCGTTGACAATCCACCCCAAGAAATCGAACAGCAGTACTGTCCACCTTGTCGGGGCTGGTATCATATTCCCCGAGGAGTATCCTACTCACATCACTCATCGGCTCTGCTTTGTAAAATTTCCCCAAGCATTGATTCACAAAAGTAATCATGTCCTCGTTCAGCCCTGTGTTTCGCATTATCCGCTTGGCATTGATATACTGAACGACAAACGATGCGAAGGAAAGGTTGATATTTACGAACCCCGGCCATGTAAAAGACACAACTTCGGGGTCTCCATCGTTTTTTATGCATACATAAGTCCCAGTGTCATTGAGCATTCTGCGGTTGGTGACATTATCCTCAATGCGATGTTTACAGTGAAAGCACTCCAACCATGCTGTGGCAGCACTCTTGGCGATGTCCGTAGTCTCATTATCCTTCATCAATATGGTTTCCCAGTTGATGCCAGCATAAGAAAGGTCGTTCCTCTGCTTGCTCCAATACCAAGGTTGTGCCTTTTTGCAGGACGGACATACCCATTGCCATTCATATATCCATCCGAGATTGTAATACTTTTCCAGTTCGCTCCCATGGGAGTTAGGCTGAGAAGTGATTACTATCTTCCTACGTCCAGCAAATGCAGTTGTCCGGGCGATAAATTTCTCTACCAATCCAACGGAATAAAGATGTGTTTCATCCATCAGTAAGTATCGTATGCTAAATCCGTGAGATATGTTCTCATGTGCTCCACTTACTTTAACCGCCATGTGTGGAAGAACTATTCCTCTCTTCTTGACCGAGTATCTTTTGAACGCAAGGTAGGGGACTAAAGGCTTACAATTATGCAACAGCGGGGACAATCTTGTTTCAATGAAGGTTTCTGCGACATCATCGTTTTGATGCAGCTTCATCACAGAGCCGGGGTTCTCAGCAATAATCCAAGGTATAAAAACCTCATTCCCAAGCATGGTTTTGCCTGTCTGCGTAGCTGCTATAAGGTTTACCATTCTATATTTTCCATCCAGAAGTGCTTTTGATGGTTCAATTAAGTATGGTGAAGTGCTCAAATCCAACGACCCCGGTATTGCATAGGCATCTGGTAGAATCACA